CTCAAGAACAGACGGCTCGGGTCCACCATACTGAACGAATGTCTTCGCCCAAGAGTCAGTGAAACAGTAGACACGGTGTGCAGCCTTGTTGATCGTATCCATCAGGGGCTGAGCGATACCATTGTACACCTGGTCCACGTAGATCCACAGCTTGTAGGGGCTCTTGGTCTTATCGTACTTCATGGCCTCAATAAACCGGTGAATAATCAGCGGGTCATTGTAGATCATCACAACGTCCGGGTCAACCATATCAAGGTACTCATTAATCTTGTTGAAACCGAAACCCTCCTCCTTGGGATCCTCGTTTGCAGCTGCATCGTAGCAAATGACTCCCTCAGGGACCTTACGGATATTTGCCCGAGACGGATGACGCTGAAACCCAAAATGATAGACCTTGACCTTGGGGACCAGGGTGGATGCCTGACGAAGAAGATTGTATGCGACCTTTGAATACCCCGTTGTCTGATCCACGTGCGTACTAACAAGGACGAACCTCATTTGGTCTAGATACTCTTTCTCTCCGTAAACTACAAATGCAGATAAACTCCGCTCAAGATTATCTGACCCTGAAAAAGAGGCAGATAATCGCAGCTACCTTTACCCAAAATCCACCCCCGGTTAAGCGTAGGAATAACACAATTGTGACCGCACTCCTAGCAAATAAGGCTACTGGGTATGAGAAGGTGCCTTATGCGATCAGCCTTGCGCCCGGTAGTGTGCCCGGCCCTGCGTATGTTACCGCGGGTATCCGTCCTACTGTGAATAATTGCTGTATTCAGCCTCCGCCGAGTACGAGTACAGTTGCAGTAAATACATATATGCCAAATTTAACTGGAACTACGGGTAATACTGTTGGAACACTTGTAACAAATGCCTATCTTACTAGTAGTACAACTACCAGTGCTTGGCCATACGCAGTGATGTCATCAATTGGCGATATATATGTATATACCGACGATGGTAATAACAGGTTAATAAAGGTAGCAGCAAGTGATTCTTCGGTAACTATATTTGATGCAAGTTTCTCAGCACGCGCCGGTTTTGCAATGGATTCGCTTAACAATATCTATTATATTACTGCCAGGTCAGGTACAACATCTGTGATGAAACTAAGCACTGCTACGGGCGTTAAAACTACATTCATTACTAGCTCTGCTTTCGCTACAACGGCCCCTAGCTTCGGAGCTTCTGGTAATATATTTATAGATAAGTTTGATAGCTTATTTATCATGAATACCTGGGGATATTTTATTAGATTTACTTCAGCTGGAGTAGGTACAACCCATACATTTCCAAACTACGCTATGGATCGTTTGTTTTATTGTAAATCTACCGATACTGCCTTTCTTGCTAGTTGGACGGCGGGAGGCGGAGGTATAGGATTTTTTACGGTACAAAATGTAATTGGTGGAGATCAAACTGTTACATGGAAATCTGTTCCTCACCCTGCTTATGATTGTTGGGCATTTAGTCCAGATGGTTCTAAAATGGTATTCTATCTAGATTACTACATTAAAACATTTGATCTTCCCACAAACGTTTACGGCAGCGAAATTGTAATTGCAGGTACAGGTTCCTCAGGAAGTGCAAATGGGGCTGCTTCATCTGCTACATTTACAACAACTTCAACATCCATTAATACCCAAGTTTTTTTTGGAAATGACTCAACCCTGTATTTTCTTGATTCAACACCCGGTACTATTCGCACAATCAAAGGGCCAGCTGTACTAGTAACTCCATCAGCAACCACATACTATCCCAATGCGGGTGCACTGATTTAATCTTATCATTCAATAGTACAATGAGCACCTACGCTGACTACGTAGCCTTGAAAAAGAGGCAGGTCATTGCAACCACATTTACCCAAAACCCACCTCCACCCATACGCAGGAATAATACAATTATTACCTCGGTGATGGCAAATAAGGCCAGTGTATACGAGAAGGTGCCATATTCTCTGACTCCTGCGCCGGGTACACCGTTTGGTCCAGCCTATGTTACTCCAGGTGTTCTTCCAAGACAGAACAACTGCTGTATTCAGCCGCTTTATACTCCGGCTGTTCCTGGTGTTTATACATATCAACCAAATCTGAGTGGAACTACGGGTAATACTGTTGGAACACTTGTTTCAGGTCTAAGTTTGGCTGGCAATGTACCGTCTATATTCTTTGATTCACTTAAAAATCTTTATTTTTATAATGGCGGCAGCTCGCTGTATAAAATGTCTGTAGGAAGTTCAACACTTACACTTTTACCTTCAGTAAGCACTTTTCCTGCATCCGGATCCAGCTTTGCAATAGATTCAATGGATAACATTTATTATGTTCAATCCGCAAACGTAAATGGACCTTTAATAAAAGTGAATTCAGTAACTGGAGCACCTACACAAATTTCTTGGAATTTGTTCTCACTCATTGGTGTCAATTATGGTGTTACAGGCCCTGTTATAGATAAACAAGACAGGATATTTGTAATTACCAATGATAATGTGTATCTCATTTCTCCCGCAGGGGTGGCATCTGTCTTTGTTTCTTTTCCCAGCTTGTCTTTTACATACTCTTGTTTTTACAACAAAGCAAATGACAGTATTTATGTAGGGCTTAACAATGCCGCTATAAGAGCTATCACGCTTGGAGCAAGTCCAACCGTCGTCAACTCTTACGGGACTTGGCCGAACAAGGACTCCGGCTCATTCGTTTTGGATCCTACCGGAGCAAGTGTAGTATATTATTCAAACACTTATCAAATTCGGGTATTTGAATTCGCGGTAGGCACTAGTAGAATTATAGCAGGTATCGGTTCAACTGGAAACGCGGATGGTCCTGCTCAAAATGCTTCGTTTGCTTCCAATTTAGTCGTAGTATTTTGTACTTATGGACCAGATGGAACTTTATATTTTATAGACAGAACTAACGACTCAATTCGTACAATCAAAGGTCCGACAGTTACAATATCTCCAGCAATACCCGCCGTTTTCCCTAACGCGGGTACACTGATTTAATCTAGTCTCACATCTAACACAATATGCCAGGCGGCCTAATTCAACTTGTTGCCACTGGGGCTCAAAACGAGCTCGTCAATGGAAACCCGTCAATGACCCATTTCAGAACTGTGTATCGGCGTCATACCAATTTTGCAATGGAGTCCATTCGCATGACATTCTCAAGTTCGCACCTTGAATTTGACAATGTTGCAACACGCACTATTTCGTGTCGTATTGACCGTTATGCGCAGATGCTTCACGATACATACCTTGTCATTACACTTCCCGATATTTACTCGCCACTCGTGTATCTCGGAGCAGGTGTTGCGCCCCCAACTGGTTACGATCCTAATTCTAACTCAATTGGTTATGAATTTCAATGGGTCTCTAACATTGGATACAATCTGATTGACCACGTTGAAATTACTGCAAACGGCCAGGTTCTTCAGACTCTTCGTGGAGAGTGGCTCAAGATGTACTCCTACATGACCCATAATGGAACAAGGCGATCTGTTGTGGATGAGATGGTTGGTAATGTAAAGCAGCTCTACGACCCTGCAAATGCATACGACCGTGTCAATCAATACCCTCATGCTATTGCCGGTATCTCTCCAGCTGGTCTCCCACTTCCAATGACAACCGTTCCTGAACCTTCCATTCGTTCTCGTCAGCTGGTGATTCCTCTCCACTTTTGGTTCGCTGAGAACCCAGGACTGGCCCTGCCACTGGTTTCCATGCAGAATTCAGATGTTTACATCAATGTTGTCTATCGCCCTCTTCAACACCTTTATACCGTGATTGATGTAGCACCTTTGTCGCCTACCTATGGAAAGCGAGTCGCCCCAACAGCCTATCCGATTGGGCAGTTCCTGTCTCCTCCTGATAATAAGGGAAATCCTACAAATCCTGGACTGACCACATTCTATCCCGATCCATACTTGGAGGGAAACTTCATCTATCTTGAAGAGATGGAGATGGCTCAGCTGGCCGCTGCAGATCAGAGCTTCTTGGTCAAGACAGTGAACTATGTGAATGCTGAAGGTCAGTTTGGTGTGAACAGTGATATCCTGATTCCAATGTTCAACCTGGTTACACGTATCGTCTTCTCCTGCCAGCGATCCGATAAGATTATGACAAACGACTGGGACAATTATACAAACTGGGACAATCCTAAACGTGCCCCGTTTACAACGGTCAGTGCGGATACAACATCTCAAACTGTTCTGTATTCATCCGGACAGCAGCAAATCACATCTGTATATCCGAAAGATACATTGACAACGGCTACCATTCTTCTTGATGGAAATGAGAGGTTCTCTGCAAAACCTCCCAGTTATTTTGGCTTGATCCAGGCTTATAAGCACACAACCGGAGCCAGTCCTACAACAATCCCCGGAGTCTATACCTATTCATTCGCTCTGAATCACGATGTCTATCAGCCAAGTGGAGCACTGAACGGTAGCAAGTTCAACAAGGTTCTTCTTCGTATTGGTCTCCAACAACCCGTTCCTTCATCTGTAGGAATTGCATCACAGACACAGGTATGCGTTCTCAAATCTAGTGTGTTTAGTCCTAACCCAGTTGTGATTCCTCCCGCCAACATTGGACTGTTTACTCCTGATCAACTTGTGACCATCGTTCAGACAAATGGAGGTGATGGCGTGATTTTTACGTTCACATACAACGTTGGAGTCTACGTGGAATCCATCAACTTCTTACGCATCGTAAGTGGCTTGGCGAATTTCGTGTTCGCCAATTAACAATGGGATTAACAGTCAAACAGGCTACATGGGGCGATGAGACCTCCGCCACTGATATCACTCAAGCCATGCAGGACCAGGCAAAAGCTGGATATTTTGATGTTGTGGCCAACACAAGCTTAGTTCCTGCAATCACACTGTCCCCTCCTACAACTGTTAATCTTACAGATGCAGACAAGGAGGCTGCCAAGAAATGGGCAGTTGAACAGTGTGGTGGAGCTCAAGATGAAAAGTGTGTGAACGAACGAAAGGCTACAGCTGAATCTACAACTCTTCAAAGGAAGATGGCAGAACAAGCATCGACTGCAAATATTGTGAAGGGTCGTCGGCTGACCATGACAGTTGTAGATGATTCCGGACGCGAACAAACAGTCCAGGTCCCCGACGGACAGCGCCTCAAGATCGGAGAAGCCCCAAAGATGGTCCTTCCCTCTATGTCAGGAACAGTTCTTGAAGTGTGGAAGATTGTGATGATTATTCTTGGAGCTCTGCTGTATGCGTTCAGTGTCGTAGTTACCTATAGGACGTTCGTTCTTGTTGGACAAGAGTACCTGGGATACGCTCTTACGGCAGTCGCGGTCTTTTTACCTCCATCGGGTCTTATCATTACACCCATTGGATTTGCGATCATGAACTATTTTGGGAAGACGAATATAAGTGCAGCCACATGATTCAGATTACTTGGGTCGTAGCCGGCGTAATTGTTGGAATGTTAATTGCATGTGTAATGGCGCCCCCTCCAAGGAAACAAGTGCTTGTTCCACAGCCACATGACCCTACCGTGTATCACACAGATACAGGATGTGTCAGACTACGTTCGTCGGAGGTTGAGTGTTCAGGCGAAACAGATTCATTCAATCTTCTTGCTAGTGTTAAGTAATGCTCGATATCACGAAGGGAATTGAACGTGCAGCTCCCTTTTTTTCATTCATAATTGGCTTAGGTATTTCCGTATTGATTTTTCATCGGGACTACATAACCTTAAAGACTCTTGCTATTCCTCTTCCTGAAATTGAAAAGAAAACTACCAAGGTAGATGGAAAATGCTACAAGTATCGCGTGGAAGACGCCAGTTGTGAAATCCCGTCTCCCTCATAAACAATGGACTCCGACGCTACCTCGCTTGATGCCCTCCTCCCCTCGCCCCAGGGTCCTCAGTCAATGGGCCCGATTGCCGGAGTTTCCGGTTCTGATCACCACCCACGTGGTCAGATGGCCCCGTCTTTCAAGCCGAGTTTGCCTGCCATGCGATTTATGTTTTCGCATGCGACACTCTACATCTCCTTCTTCTTAGCGGTCATGATTGTGTCCTTTTCCACACCTCGTAATCTCCTGCTTCAGTACATTCCCAGTGCGTATACGTCAGGAGGTGTTCTCAGCTACCAGGGAGCCGCAGTTCTCGCTGGAGCAGCAGTTGTGATCGCCCACATGCTGAATGTTTTCTTCGTTAGCTTGATTGGTTAAAATGGAAGTTAGTTTGACAAGAAATGAATAGGTAATAAAATGCCTATCCTTTCTACTGAACAGTCTATCAAGATCGCCCGCGCCCGCGAGGATGCGAAGGTTCAACAAGCAACCTATGCAATACAGATGACAACCTCGCTTATAACAGCAGCAGGAAAGGCCAATCTCTTTGAGAAGTTCTACAGCCTTGTCTTCAAT